ATGACGGAGCCGTTATTTATCGTTTCCCGGGAGGATTGGTCGCTCCACCGCAAAGGGTACGAAGACCAATCCCGGCATCAGCAGCGCGTGAAAGACGCGTTAAAACGAAACCTGTCCGACATCGTGTCCGACGAAAGCATTATCCTGTCGGACGGCCGGAAGCAAGTGCGGGTTCCGATCAAGAGCCTCGACGAATTCCGCTTCCGCTTCAACTACACCAAGAGCAAGCACGTCGGCCAAGGCGACGGAGACAGCAAGGTCGGCGACGTGCTCGGGCGCGACCCGCAGCCGGCGCAGCAGGGCAGCGGCGAGGGCGGCGCCGGCGACAAGCCCGGCGACGACGTGTACGAGGCCGAAGTCGACATGGAGGAGCTCGAGAACGTCCTGTTCGAGGATTGGGAGCTGCCGGACCTGAAGCGGAAAGAGAAGCAGATCGTCCAAACGGAGCATATCCGCTTCACCGACGTGCGCAAGAAGGGCATGATGAGCAACATCGACCGCAAGCGCACGCTGCTCGAGAACTTGAAGCGCAACGCGACGCAGGGCGTGCGCGGCTTCGGCGGCATCACGCCGGACGACCTGCGGTTCAAGACGTGGGAGACGATCCAAAAGCCGGAGTCCAGCGCCCTCATCATCGCGATGATGGATACGAGCGGCTCGATGGGCTCCTTCGAAAAGTACTGCGCGCGCAGCTTCTTCTTCTGGATGACCCGCTTCCTGCGCCGTAAATACGAGCACGTCGAAATCGTGTTCATCGCCCACCACACCGAAGCGAAGGTCGTCACCGAAGAGGAGTTTTTCACGAAAGGCGAAAGCGGCGGCACGATCTGCTCGTCGGCGTACCAGAAGGCGCTCGAGCTAATCGACACGAAATATCCGCCGTCGCAGTACAACATTTACCCGTTCCACTTCTCCGACGGCGACAATTTGACGAGCGACAACGAGCGCTGCGTGAAGCTCATCAAGGAGCTGCTGAAGCGGTGCAATTTGTTCGGCTACGGCGAAGTGAACCAGTACAACCGAAGCAGCACGCTCATGTCCGCGTACCGCAACATCGGCGAGCCCGGCTTCATGTACAGCATCATTAAGGAGAAGGGCGAAGTGCTGAAGGCGCTGCGGGCGTTTTTCGGCAAAAAGGAGACCGCGGGGGGGTAAGCCAATCGATGCTCGCAGAGGAACAAAAGCAGCTGGAAGCGGCGATCGAAGAAATTACGGACATCGCGCGGAATTTCGGGCTTGATTTCTACCCGATGCGCTACGAAATTTGCCCCGCGGACATCATTTACACGTTCGGGGCGTACGGCATGCCGACCCGGTTCAGCCACTGGAGCTTCGGCAAAAGAAACCATCGGTAATATGAAGACTAAATGCCTTCTCCGACTCCAACTAATAAATCCAGCATCAATGGCGACAGCTGCATCAAAATGTACCCAATCGCCGCATTCTGGAGGAGCTGCATCCCGCGATCACGACTTCCGACCATGATAAATAGGCAACCGCCGGCAATCATGACCCCGGCCACTGGATACGACAGCGTCACGATTAAGTCGATCAGCGGATCGAATGCGTGCATGATCTTACCTTTCAGTGCGCCGCCCACCGCCGGCACAGCCTCCGGAGCGATCGCCATGATCGCCTCGTGCGCCGACGCCCTCGATGCCTGAAGTGCCACCCCCGCGACCGCCAGAAGCGGCACAGCGTGGCCGAGATATGCGCGCACCTTCGAATCGATTCGCCTGCTGTCGATCAGCGGCGTCGCGGCGTCGGCCACGGCCGCTGGTTCGAACAGCACCTTCCTCTCCCCACCCTTCACTCCAATCGTCACCTGCATGTGAATCCCTCCTTATTTGATTTCGTTCCAGAGATTGATCGTTACGTCCAGACCTTCGCTCCATTCGGCCAGCTGCCGCCGGCGCGCCTCCGTGAGTGTCACCCAAACGAGCCGCGGGAAGTATTTGAGCCGCTCCTGTAGCACGCCGATGTCGCGAAGCTGTTTGTATTTCGCGATTTTCTCCTGGTTCTTCGCCATGTGCTGCAGATGGTCGACCTCGAGAAAATACCGCCGGCCACCATACTGGAAGTACGCGTCGGCGACGATCGTCAGCGAAGCCCCCTCGACTCGAAACCGCATCTCGTTCTTCCACGCCTCCGGCGCGCCGTAATGGATATATGCATCATTCCGCATCAGGTAATGGCCGACCTGGGCGATCCGCTGGCGCACCTTCTCGGCGCCTGAGCGCTCGCGGCCGAGCTTGTTGAGGTAAAAGATCGTCTCCCCTGTCTCGCCGCGGAACGAGCCCAGCAGATGCCGCATGTTGGCGAGTACTCGACGTGCATTACGATCGCCGGCCAGCCCATGCAGCCGCTGGATTTGGCTACGGCTCATATAATCAAGCTTCTTCAATGACGAGAGTATAGCTTCTTCCCGCTGGAGCTTCTTCTGCTGCAGGAGCATGCGGTGCCTCCTTCCTCGGCCGGATCGCGACATGCGGCCGAATCGTTTTGTCGATGAAACCATTCTCGATATATGGCGTCTGAACAATCTGCTTCCGGTCCGTCCGGTAAATACCCCGCCCCTTGATGAGCGGCAGCTGCTCTGCGCCCGCTTCGTCCAGGACGACGCGGCTCGCCGTCTCCGTTGGGAGACGGAAGCAGAGGCGGGCGTCACAATTCTGCTTCACCTGCCGCGGGAGCGTGTCGCCAGTCGGATACTGTGTTGCGAAGATGAGTCGGTACCCGAGACCGCCGCCGATCCGCGCGATCTCCGCGACGATCCGCTCACAATCGATTTTCAGCTTCTTCAGCTGCGGGTCCGTCTCGCCGGCACTTGCCAGCTCCGCGCCCTCGTCGATGACGACGAAATGCCGCTCCGTTATCCCCGCTTCCGTAATGTCCTCGAAACCTTTGGCGAGAAGTTGCGCCTGCCGCTCCTTCATCTCGAGCTCGATCCGCTGGAGCGCGGTGACGCTCTCCGAGACGTTCGATGCGACCGTGACCACCTGCCTCAGATCACGGAATCGATTGAACGCGAGCCCGCCTTTCAAGTCCAGGAGTGTGAACTGCGCCGCGGCCGGCTGGCGCGCGGTGAGCGTCGTCACGACGCCTTTCAAAAACACCGATTTGCCGTATCGCGTTGTGCCGGCGACAACGATATGCGGGATCTGGTCAAAATCATGGTATATCCTCCCCTCCCGGCTATCCCCGATTAGCACCTTCCACCCGCTGCAGCTAGCCAGAGTTGCGTCGTCAAACAGCACGAGCGTAGACAATGGTTCCCGGTAGATCCGGATCCGCAGCGTACCGTCGTAATCCATCAGGATCTCCTTTCGGTGCTTCGCTACGGTCATGAGGTCCCGGAGCTGCTGCAAGATGTCAGGGCCAAGACGCAGCGTGCGGAGGTCGTCGATCGTCAAGTCGAGCCAGCCGCGTTTGTGGTTCAGGCCGTCCTCGAGGTGTTGCTTCTTCCGGACGAAGTCGTCGAACGATAAGCCGAGCGGTATCCGGAAGACGTATTCGACGCCCCACGGGTAATGCGTCCGCCGAAGCGGCTGGATCGTCCGTTGCTTGCCGGCTTCGTTGATGTACAGGCCGCAGTTCTTTGCCACGCGCTGGATTTTTGCCGCGTCTGTCGCCGTGCCGCTCTTCTCGATTGCCGTATACGCGAGCAGTCCGCCGGCGGCCACGCAGCCGAGGACTTCAAGAAACAACGCGTACCACCCCTTTTCCCTTGGTATCCGATAGGATAGTTCCTCCGGCTCGGAATGACTTTGTACAAGGCTGAAGGCGCGATCCTACGCGGTTCGGAATATTCCGTGGCGAATGCCGCCGCGGAAGGATTGCCGGAAGGTAGGCTCGGAACAATAGATCGGAAGTGGGGTTGGAATGATGTCCGGAATATTCCGCTTGATGATAAAGCGTACGTCAGTCTGGTTGTCCATTATTCTTAGTTTCCGACACATTTGAGGGTATGGAATTCTAATAGATTGTCCATTCTGATTATGTAGAGGTGATAACGTGTTCTTATCTTGGATGAAACCGAGGACCCGTTTGGGTAAATGGATGGATGATAACGGGGTGTCTCAAAAATGGCTGGAGGCTCACACCGGGTTAAGCCCGAATACCGTTTCTGACCTTTGTAACGACAAGGGATATATTCCGCGAACAACCACAAGGTCCAAAGTAATTCGTGCACTTCGGGAGATTGATCCTGACGTAAGTTCCGCTGATTTTTGGTGAATGAAACGCCCCCATTATGTTATAATTCCATTTATTGTATATCAATAAAGGGAGGCCGTATTTAATAATGGGGGAGCAACAATTAATTTTTGTATGTATTCTAACCGTTGAGGGATATTCCAAGGTGGATCTTGTAACAACCAACCCTGAGCAAGCGGCCATATGGTATTCCGAATTACCCCGTTTGAAAAATATTCAGATTTGGTACAAAGAATCCAACCATGGAGGATTGGTCGAAACTGAAATTATATCAAAGGCGGAAGCCCTCGAGATGCTTCGTGATTTCTATAATATAATTCCGAAATAAAAAAAACCCCCCGCCAGCCAACACGGCGGCCAGCGGGGGATTCGACTCTAAGGGGATTCGTTTAGGATGTCTCCAGAAAGTCTATTTATTCCTCTCCACCACAACGTACTCCCCCGACCAGCCGACAGTCGCGCCAAACACTTCGGCGAAGAACCTGGCAGGCAGATACGCTTTCCCGTTAATAAGGTATCCTCCGTCTGCCCGTTTCCCGTCCAGGAGGACGGCAACGGAGCGCTGAATCGCCGGTGTATCCTCGGATCCTGGGATGGGAGTTGGCGGCGTGTACGGATGGTCGATGAATCGGCAAAATGCCCTTACGACGGCTTCCGCGTAATCCCGCCAATATTTCACCATCATCTGCGCGTCCTCGTCGTTCGATGCGAACCCATATTCTACAATAATCGTCGTTACGTTGCCGGTCTCCCGGTGCATGAAGTAATAGTCCTTGGCTTTGTTACTCTCCAACGCCCTCATGAACACACGGCGGCCGTGCATGCCGGCGCTAACGATCGAATCGAAAATCGCTTTGGCCAGCTTCCCATCGTTGTGAATCGAATGTATTGTCTCAACGCCGCGTGCTGAGGGATTTCCCGCACTGTTGATGTGGTTCGAGATGCAGAACTTCGCCCCGCTGTCCTGGACGCGCAAGGTGCGCTCAGTGGCGGACAGATATTCATCGGTCATCCTTGTCATCTGTACCGCGACGCCGAGCTGCTTGAATCGCTCCGCCTGATACCGGCTAATTTCGAGAACGAGATCCTTCTCCTTGAAGTATTGGTTCGAGCCGCCACCCGAGTCGGTACCGCCGTGACCGGGGTCAATGATCAGAATTGGCTTCATCGCTTTGACACCTCATTCCCTTCACCCTTCTGATTTAGCTGCTGAAGAAATTTCTTTATCCCTTCCGGCAGTTGAACGCCAAGTGTCCCGAGGTTCTCGACTACGCTTAAACCCTCGCGGCCGCCGTAGAAGTATATTGCCGCAGTACGAAACACCGGGGCGCTATTACCAACCCACAGGTCTAATTGAACCGCGAGGCCAATCACGAAGAGCACGACGATTTTGCGAATCCCGCCCCAGAACATTACGTCGCTGTTTACCGTTCGCGTCTTGATCGCCCCGAGCACACCTGTCGCGTAATCGGCAACCATCAAGAGCAAAAGCACCTGTAATCCCTTATCCCATCCCCCGAGGTACTCCGTTGCGATAAGTCCGACCAGTGCTGCGAGTGTGCCGACGCCTACCTCTTTACCGTTGTTGGCCGTGGCGGCAGTAAACACGTGCATTACAAATTCCTTGACCATTTGGATTCCCCTCCAATAAAAAATAACCCCTTCATTTTGGGGTAACACTCTTACTGTTCTAGTTCCTTTAATTCAGAAAGTCGTTTGTCAATCGCCTTTTGAATGCCGCGCAGGATCACCTCCTCTTGTTGTTCGGGGTGGTAAGCAGTAACTGCGCTGATGACATTACAAATTTCAACAACTGGTTGCTTTAGATTGAGTTCAATCCGTAAGAGTGGTTGTATTTGTGCCATGGGACACCTTCCCCAAAATAATTAAAAGCACCCCAGTTAAGGAGTGCTTTCCATTTGCTTTATTTGCTCATCAAGCCCCGCAGCTTGCTTTTCAAGCTCATTAATTTTTTGCCTTATTTCAGCAATACTGTCCTTCAACAGGGCTATTTTTTTCTCCAAAGCTACTTTACCATGCTCGTATTCACTTCTCGCCCTTTCTTCACTTAAATTCGGAGATGGCTTCAAGTTCTCAAGGGTTTCGTTAAAATGCGCAAGTTCGTATTCATCTTGTCGAAGTTGTTTAAGCAGCTTATCAGTTTCTAAAACGATATTATCCCTTTCGTTTTTTAAACGAGTTAGTTCATCAAATTTCGCTTGCTCCTCTGCGGCCTTTTTTGCTAATTCCTCCGCCTTAGCCTTCTTCTCCGCGTCCGTCAAATATATTCCGCCTTTCGGAGTGATGACAATCTCGCCATTAACAAACGCAACATCAGCATTAAACAATTCAGAAATTGTCCTTACCGGGAGGAAACTGGTTCCGTCAACCACGATTGCATCCTTCTCTACCCTTTGATTGTTTAATAAGACCGGATAACTTCCTTGGACTCTTTTACCAATTAGGGATATTACTTCTGCGCTTGCAACAGAAAGAGGGATTGCAAGTAAAAGTCCAATAAACATTCCGAACACAAATTTTTTCATAAATAACCACTCCATAAATTGGGATAATACCAATTATACACCACTACAAGGAGGGGTAATTATTTTTGTTCGTGTTGGTGTGCAGGAATCCCGACCCAGGTAACGGTACCGCCATCAGCTGTCATTAACTCTGTTCCTAATGGAATCCCACCGTTATACGGACCAGCTACACCCGTATAAGCCCCCGCGCTAGCTTTACTATTTATCTCCGACAAAATATCTTTTGTACCGACAATTAGTACAGACGAAGAAATACTCACTCCATTCGGGGAAGACAATTCAATCGTATCCGTCGTCATGTCGTACGTAATAGCACCGACGTTGGCAAAGTATATCCCCCTGCTAATCCCGCCAGCACCAGTGAGCTCAATTTTGTTTCCAACAATAACATCCGTTTCCACATGGATGATTCCGCCGTTGAAATATGAGCCCGTAATCGTACCGCCTTCGATGATTCCACTGCCGGACAAACGATCACTTTCAATAGTCCATCCACCAATTGAGCCTCCACGGGCATGGATGTATCCATCAAGGAATAAATTCCCTTGGGTGTCGGCGTAAAGCAAATCACTCCAAGCACCGCCGCTGCCGTTGCCGCGTTGGATCCGAATCCCTTCGGTTGCGTTCAAAATTGAGCGCACCTTTTTATCGCTTCGGATCGCTTCAAAACCGATTTCCGGACCGATCCGAGTTCCATTGTAGAACTGGTCCTTCACAACCGTCGTCTTTCGGATCGACGTAAACATATCGGGGAGCGACTCAATAAAGTTGGCGATCGTCACTCTGCTGTTGAGTCGCTGCTTCGGGTCATATTCGTATTCGACGATCCGCTGCTCTTCGTCCACCCCGAGTTCTGGATCGACAATACGGACCGTGTCCCCTAGTTCAAAATATTCTAGACCTTCAAACTCCGGGAGTTGGTCGAGCTCTAAAACATCGATGTCATAAGCGGTTTGCACGGATCCGGATCGCCGATCAACGTCTTTCGTGATTCCCTTCAGGTTTTTTCCAACTCTGAACTGAACTCCTCGCATCTGGCCGCGGCGCCGAAGAAGGGATACTTCGTATTTATCAAACCTCAGTTCACCGCCCGCTAATCTTGCAATCTCCAACAGGAGTGCACGGCCGTTCGTTGCCTCGGCAATATCGACGGAAATGGCGTCGGTCGGCTCTACCGTGCCCACGGTAAATTCGGTACCGCTCAATACCAAACTGAGCAGGTCCGCCGGTGTCCCGGCATGAACAAAACCATCATCCCATTTTGCTTCAAGCAAGTCATAAGCTACCTGCTCGCAATCAACCAATACCGTCAACGATCCGTCGGACCCTCGGGTCCGGGCATGATGAACGATATTAAAAAGCTGGTTGCCGATTAGGATCAGGTTGCCAAATGTGATATATTCGCTTTTGTCTCCGTCAAGTATTGCGGTAAACCTAAAAGTATATTCACCATTAATGCGTTCCCGGATCTTTGGAGAGAAATAATTATCGATAATAGCCAAACGTTTACCACTGGGGTTTAGGATTTCAATATGCATAAACATCATTGGTTACGGCAACGTCGCTGGATCGGTGTAAGTGTCGTTGTAGAACCGTCCACCTTCAGCGAATGCGGCTTGCCACATAGCGTAATCCAATGCATCAAGCTCGGCGTATGTCCTACCGCTTACGGTTAAATCCTCGACGTATACACGATAAAGGATGTAGGACGCGGAATTTGTAGCCATAAAACCGTTCCATGCACCGGCGCGGCCCCACCAAATATCGAAAAGGTCGCCCGACGCCTTTTCTCCTGCGAAGCTATTGAATACGGTATTCTTGATGATGTTGGAACCCAACCCGTTATTCCCGTTGGTGTACGAATTGCGTTTCGTAACGCCGCTAGTAGTTCCCGCCCCGTTGTATCTTCCGAAAATATCCGTCGAAACGGCATTGACGGCATAGTTACCGGAATTTGCACCTAAAATCATTTGGGCAGCTGTACCGCTACCGAACGGGCGCGTTAATTTATACCACATCGAGAAGTAAAAATCATGTTGCACTTCGCCCGCCGGAGTCGTGTCCGGCAAATGGTTTTTGATGTAGTCTTTTACAAGCGACGGCAAGCTAAACCGAAGATTTTCGCCACTGGCCAAGCCTGGGTTTTGGCTAACGATGCAATGAACTCCTTTTTTACCCGAAAATTCAACCTTATGCTTGGAAGACTGCGATCCGGACAATATAGCTTGTCTATAAATTGCCGCCAAATCGTAAGAACTGCCGCCCCCAAGAATAGCCGCCGCTTGCTCCCAAGCTATGTTTGGGGCGCGTTGGTCACTCGCAGGCGGCGTTGCGTAATCCCCATCCCAACCCGCGCTATGCGCGAAATCAAGAAGAACCAGCGAACCCTTGGACATAATCGGATCGGGATACAACTTAGGTAAATTCGGATCGGTAAACACTACGCCCGGCAATACCAGTTTCAAACCCACCTTTACCACCCTTTCGCATCAATGAAATTTTTCAATGCCTCGGCAAGTACGGCCTCGCCCGAATCGTTAATGTGCGTTTGGTCGTAAGTGTATTCCGTCCAAGTGCCTTCGACATTGACGATGATTGCACCAATCGTTCCGCCGCCATTGCGGACATAGTAATCGTTAGGATTGCCGCCTGTCGGCAGACCGGAAGTGCTGCGGTATCCGACGAAATTCAAGTCCTGCGGTTGCCACGGCTTATTCGTCATGGTGAGGAAGAAGGACAGTGGCACGATCCCGTAGGTGTCGGCGACTTGTTTTTCCGTCATGCCTGGAAAGTCGAGCGCAGGAATGTCGTCGCTCGCGCCCGCGCACGCGTACTCCCGAGTGTAAAATAGGCTTTCGGGATACGTGTTCTGGTAGAAGGATACCAAGTCGTAACGCGATCCAGCGACTTTGTTCAACTGATCTTCATGCTGCGGAACCTTGATCCGAGAGCCATCCCACGTACATACACGTTGCCCCAAAACCGACATAAGAACGACTCGCTCTGCGTTCAAGGAACCGATGATTTCCAACGCCTTCGGAACGCAATACATCGTTTCATCGTTTCCGTTGTTTTGACCGAACCAAAGGATATGCGTCCATCCTCTGTAACGATCCCCGCCTTTGAGGATTTCTCGGTGCATCATCGAGAGAATGTTCGAAGAAGTCGCGCCACCGTAACCGTTGACCTGTACCGTCTGACCGGGGAATTGGGAGATGACGTGACTTGCGATACCAGCTGTCATCGAATCGCCCCACATGGCTTTATTTCGGCTAGAACGCGGGCGGCCGCGCTGGCTGTACGCCCGAAGTTTCAGCGTCACCCTCGTCGCCAACTTGTCAGCCCGACGCACTTCCCATTCGTCTGCATTACGGATGCACGGAAGGAACATGTACTCGTTATTCGCGAATGTTTTGATCGGTTCGGTCGGGATTTTCCCCCACGCCGCCGACTCGTAAACCAGCATGTCGTCTTTCGCGAACGTGATCCCGCCAGCCGTTCCCGCAGCGCTTGCGATCCACACGTCACCTTCAAATGGTTCGCTCGGGAGACCGTCAGCTGGATTCCACTCTCCGCGTAGCGAGTTTTCACCTTTCGTCGCGTCCATGACATGATAATGATGATAAACCGGACCGCCATTCGTCTGTCTAGCAAGGTACATCATCTTGTCGTTCACCTTGTATTCCGTCCCGCCGTAATACCCCTGATGAGTAACGATGAACCAATCCCCCGGAACATTAATATCTGGGCGGCGTTGCACAACCCAATTCGAGCCGTTCCAGACGAAGTTATCCCCCGCGTTCAACGTGTACTGCTGCCCGTCAACTTCGAACGTTCGTGGCAAATACCACGTCATCCGATAATAATCACCAACCGCGAAACTGCCGGACGACGGCGGGAATGACGTCGTTTCACCAATATCCCCGCGACGGTTGATGCTTCCAGGATTACCGTCGATCGGATTATACTTCCCTCGATAATGACGACCCCGGAGGACAAGCCCGCACCGTCTCCTTGCTTCGATAGACGTCCCCGCCTTGTTGAACCCTTTGATTACCGGAGTCAGCAAACGCGGAAACTTCGCCCATCCATACCCGCTCGATTCCGTCGTTACGGCGATCTCTCCGTATTTGAAACGCCATTCATCCGGCTCAACCGGGGCGACGTCGTTTCCATTGTTAATGTCCAATAACTGCGAAGTAACGTCCTTGGACAATTTAGATTCCGTTACGGACTCGTTGGGCAAAATGTTTGGATCAAGCGTAAAATACACTTTGCCATCAGCCTTAACACCAAAAGCAATTTTATCCTCGGCGTCAACGATACAATAAACGTAACCACTTTCGTTAGAAACTTCCCTCGGGATCGTATCCGAAACGGCGGCCGATAACTTGTCCAATGTAACGGCACCATCGGGCAAACTATCAACGGAGAACTTCCCAATAACCTTTCCCTCTTTATCGATCCCAAGCGCAACTTTGTTTTCGGCATCCACAATCGCGTAAACAAAAATTTCGTCCTCTTCTAACGTTGTTTTCTTAGAAAGAACTTCCACAACTGAATCGGCAAATTTATTCTCGGTAATCGCCTTTTCAGCAATGCTTTCATTTACCACGCTTCCAGGCGTCGGCGTTGTGCCCGTTGGGCTTTGCCCGTTCATCATGGCGATGACGGCCGCCGACAAATCATCCGGTTGAATCTTATCGGCATCCGTATCATTCTTTAATTTACTCGCTGGCAAGCTACCGCTTGGTATTCTCTCAGGCTGTATCGCCTCCGTCCTAGCCTCGCTTACAGCCTCCAACGCCCGCCGCTCGCCCCCCAAAATACGTAACCCAATGTTGGTGAATGTCTCTTTGGTGTCCGGGTTGTACCGGGCATCGACTATTTCGGTGTTGTCGTTACCGGCCTGGGCAACAATGTTGTCGATTCTCGCCTCTTGTTCGTTGAAACGCTCCTGAACCATTGCCTCCTGTTGTTCAAAGGTTTCCTTAACCCGCTGCATGTTCCGGTTGATCTTCGGATATGCTTGCCGGAGTTGATCCGGAGGAGAACCGTTGTCCGCGCCGTTTATTTGCTCATATTCAAATGCCATCCCTCCACCCCTCCTACCTTCAAATAAATTCAGGATTAAATACAAAATTGATTGTGCATTGTAGTCCTGAACCGCCGATCGAAACGGTGTTTCGTCCAGGAGCCAAGACAGGAAAGTCGCCGGAAGTATTTCCAAGCACGTTCGTTGTTCCAATCCGTGCCGTCATTCGTTTCATATCAACAGTCAGCGTTCCACTCGTAAGAGGCGCATTGTAGGAAAAGACTTTACCGCCGATCGCAAGTGAAAACGAAGTGAAGCTGCCCGTGATCACGACCGTAGGTCCAACGTTTAACGAACCGAAGTTATCGACCTCGACACTACTCGGACTGGTTACGGAGAACGAATAGACGGAGTCGACCAGCAGACTGTTATCAACGCCAATGTTGCTGTCCACATCAATGTCGGATGCATCCTCGATAAGCCTCGCAAACGGATAATACGCCACGAGAGGCAGGCGAAAACGGCCGTAACCGGCGATTCGTTCGATCGGAAGCGCGCCGGCATACCGGACGGTATAATACCGGTCTGGACGGGTGCTGAAGATGATTTGGATCGGTTTTGGCCGGCCATATTCGTCCATAAGGAGCTGCGCCAAGTGCTCGATTCGCTCCTGCAGCTTGACCGCATTCCGCTCCATAAAGGCGCATTCCAGTTCAAAGGCCCGCGGACCGGAGTCCGCCCCGAAGTCATACTCGCCGGGGCGGCCTGGAACCGCCATCGTACGATCCACCGTCCCGGGGAGGATCGGCCGCTGCGATTCCCGAAGCACTTGGAGACCCAGATCTTGCGGCCGTTTACCACCCAGCCAAGCTACAACATTCATGGCACCAACCCTGCCCCTCGTAAGGAAATCGTGATTTGTTGGCCGATGCCGCGCTCAAGCCGGCGAAGATCCTCGTCGTTTCGCACTGAAAATTGTGCCCCGCGGAACATATCTGCAAAGCTTACCGTCGTTTGATTCGTAGTGTACGTTCCCCCGCTGGTGCTCCCCGCTACGCCAGCCGCACCGGCATGCATTTGCTGGGCTGACAGCCGCAGTGCCGTCTGAACCCGCCTGGTACTGTCGACAATGCCCTCGGCGAGCCCGGCGCCGATCATCTTTCCCACCTCATCGCGCATGACGCGTGATGGGGAGTGAATATCCAGTACACTTTTCATGGTGTCCGCAACGCTCTGGGCCAGTTTCCTCGCCTTTTCCGTGAGTGCCCCGGACATCCGGTCCAGACCGGACATCAATCCGGTAATGAGGTCAGCCCCCATTTGCGGCATTTCCTCATTCAACGCGTCGAATTCACTCTTGGTCCCTGTACGGATCCCTTTCACTTTTTCAGTAAATTCTGAGGCATACATCTCCAATTGACTTGCGGCTTCCGAACGGAGCTGTGCAATCTCACGCTGGGTTTCATTACGCAAGCCTTGGAGCTCGACAAGCGCCTGGCTGCGTGCAATAGAGTTTTTCTCTCTCCAAAGCTTCTCGTATTCGGACAGCTCCGCTTCCGACATACGAACGAGGGCTGCGATTTCGCCAGCCGCATTGGGTCCCATTTGTTCGAGTTCCGCAAGGAGTCCTCGATCAATTCCCCTGCTCGAAAGCTTCCGAAGATCGGCAGACCAATTCTCCAGATACGAGACTTGATTCCGAAGATTTTTGAGCAGCTCGTCCCCATTCGCGGCATCCTTTTGTTCTACAGCATCGAACAACCCGAACGACGCTGCGATCGCCCTCGCACGATCTTGTACCGCACGATTGTATTCCTCCGTAAGCCGGCTCTCTTCTTCAGCCAGCTTTTCATTGACCTCTTTCACCTTCGCGAAATAATCGTCGCTCGCCGCCTTAAGCTCCGTATAGATTTGTTTGCGTATCCGAAGGAGATTTTGCTCCGCCTCAGCCCGCTCCGCTGTTCCCACGGCGTAACGGGTTTGCACCCGCTCCCAGGCCGCAAGCTCCTCGGCCAACGACATCCCGCGGTACGTCTTTTCCCGATCGATCCATTCCTTCGAGGACTCAAACCCTTCCCGGAAAAGCTCCTGCCTGATCCGATATACCTCTCGGTCCGCTTCCCTGCGTTCGTCGGTTCCTTTCTTGTACCGCGATTGGACCCGCTCCCAGGCGGCCAATTCCTCGGCGAGTGACATTTCGTTGAAGAACTTCCGATCCTCGATAAACCGCTTGGAATTCTCGAACAGGGATTTCATGGCCTTGTCGACCGATTTGGCGTTGCCAGCAATGCCTTTGGCGATCCCTTCCGGAATCCATCGGCCGACTTCATCCGCCATCACTTTGGACGGTGAGCGGATCCCGAGGGCATCCTTCGTTCCGGATACAATACTGCCGGCAAAATCGGCGACCTTGTTTTTTACCCATTTCCCCATTCCGCTAATTCCATTCCAAAGGCCCTTAACGATGGCCGTACCTATGGTTTTCATGTCCCCCGGCAGGCGCTCCAGCTCAGCTTTGACTGTCTTGCCAAGATTATCAGCCCATTCCCGAAAACGAGGATTGGTATCATACAGCAGCTTTAGCGCGCCCGCAAACGGGTTTACCAGCATCAGTAAGAGCGTGTCCCAATTGTGTTTCACCCAGTTGTACACGTCACCGATGGCGCTTTGAACGTCCTTCCAAACGCGGATCATTGCGTTCCGAAAATCTTCGTTTGTGTGCCAAAGAACAGCGATTCCCGCGGCCAGTGCCGCTACCGCAGTGATCACAAGACCAATCGGATTGGCGGACATGACAAGATTTAGCGCCGCTTGCGCAACGGTCATCCCTTGCGTCGCAACTCTCCAGTTTTTAATCGCCTGGACAGCGCCAAGGACCGTATTTGCCACGTTCCAGGTCAGCATACCCGCCCCGACAGCCGCGGCACCGGCGGCGAGATTCCCGGCATTGTCGAGGATCCATCCCAGCCCGGTAACAATCGGAGTCACATCGACGTCCTTCAGCTCATTCGCGAATGCATTGACGGTGGGAAGAAGGTTCTGTTCAATCGGCTCCACGAGTTGGGTGACGATGCCTCTCCGGATGCTCTCAAATGCAGAATGTAAATCGCTGTACTGCACGTTATTGATCTGCTGCAGCGTGTCCGCACTCATGTCCGCCGCCGTACCGATCTGCCGCAGCGCAAGGATGGCTTCAACCTCTAGGTCCTCAAATTGAGTTCCAAAGAGCCCCACCCCGATCGTGTTCCGCTTTAGCGGGTCCTCGATCTCGTTCATTTTTTGCAGCACGGTCGCAAACGCCTTCTGAGCCGCATCGCCGCCGGCGGCAAACTGTGCGGACATTTGTTTTCCGTTTAGCCCCAAAGCTTTATATGCATCAAGGGACGTTTGGGACAGGTCTTTGGAGCGGATATTAAATTCTTTGACGGCATCGCCGACCTTGTCGATCGAAAAAGCCCCGTTTTCCGCCCCGTCGATCAGGATGTTCGTAAATTCGTTGGCGGAAAATCCGAGTGCTTTAAACTGTGGAGCATATTCGTTCAGCGTATCCAGCAAATCTCCATTTTTGTCTGCGCCGTTTTGTGCGGCTTGAGCGATGAGCGTATAAGCTTCATCCGCTGTGATTCCAAACTGCTTCATCAGGGAGTTTGCTGCGTTGATCGTTTCGTTGACTTCATACCCGAACGTATCACGGAGTAAAATTGCGTTTTTCGTCGTATTCCTAAGTTCTTCGCCGGTCTGCTTCGTCACCTGACGCACCGTTGCCATACTCGCCGCGACGTCTTCGATGCTCTCTCCAAGGTTGCTATTGTAAAGGTCCGTGGCGATCTCGCGGAATTCTTCCATCTCTTCGGCGCTGGCACCGGTCTGCGCCTGAAACTTATTCAATGCTTTGGAGGCATCTCCACTGAACGAAAGGAGCCCGCCAATTGCGGAGGCTGCAGCGGTTCCAATGGCGGCGATTCCTGCGGCAGCAGCGCTGGCGGCGCCGGAAGCGAGTTCCCGCATCCCTGCGTTCGCTTCCTCCAGAGATGACTCCAATTCATCGACTTTCTCCGCCGTCTGGTCCGTCTCTTTCTGGAAATCCTCTAACGCTTTCGACGAGCGCTGCAGCTCTGCAAGATTTCGATTCAGTGCCTCGGTCTCTTTGTTAATTCGGATAAGCAAATCTTGCGCCGCTTTGCTGTTTGCGCCTTTTTCAGCAACAATTTTTTCGTATTGCGATTTTAAATTGGCAACTTTCTGGCGTTGCAAATCGGTAATTTGATTCAAAGACTCGATCCGCTGTTGCAAACCCTCTTCGGACTTGCTCCAATCATCCATGCCGGCTGCCGCGGCCTTGAACCCGGATTCGATGACTTTGATCTGGCGGTTCAGTTCCGCGATATTCGCCTTAAAATCCGTGATGTCTAGGCCTACCCGGCCGCCAATATCGTTTTCATTAGCCATGGTTCAATCACCGCCTACAGCCAAGATGGTGGTTTGCTAGCCCGCACATACGTCTTGCCGTTGATCACCCGCACGTTGGGGTCATCCGACGGCTTGAACCGAATAAAGGCCAGCAAATTGCAAAAATCGGTCTCATCTACATCGTGAAGAGACCACCCGAAAGACTTGCAAATCGTTCGTTTGAGACTGACCACGGTGTTTCGGTAACCGCCGGGGGAGCCATCCTCTGGAAGGTCCCCCTCGCTCAGTTTTTTTGCATTTGGCCGGTGATATTTGCGCAGAGTTGTTGAAACACCAGCATCAGTTCCTGCTGTTCGACATTCGCGTTCAGCTCGTCATACGTGAATTGACCGCCAAACGCCGCGACAATGACGGCCTTCAGTTCCTTAAAAAAAGAGCGTACTTCCGACATCTGCAACTGGTTTTTCTGCAGTGCCTCCGCCCGCTCCGCGATATCGAAAATATTGTCCATCAATCCGGTTTTCAGCGAGACCGTCGAAAACGTCTTCGTGGTTTCCCCTTTTTCGTCTGTAAACCTGATAAATACCGGCTTCATGCTGGCACGCTCCTCGGTTTATGATATAGAAAAAAGGCGGGTTCCCCCGCCTTTGTTACGCGACCGTTGTGAAGTCTTTGCCGGTTGCTTCCAAAGCCTGGCCATACACATCGACGACCCCTGCAACCGATACAATGTACTTCGTGGTAGCCGCCAGCTGGCCCGACGGGGTGAGCGTAAGCACCTTCCCCGCAGCGTCCCACGACCGGGAAACGGCCACTACATCGCCGGTGGTACCGTTGATGAGCGTGATCGCTTCCTTGGCAATTTTATTGTTGAACGTGAGTACGATCGGTGTGTTTCGTGCCGCCGTTGTCGAACCGTCTGCCGGCGAAATGCTCGAGAGGGTGAGCGCCGCCGGCGCCGCGGCCACATCAGGCGTTTGAACTTGAGCGAACCACCCTGCCGAATCGAATGCCGGATCGGCTGTATCGGCAAAGACACGCTTCAGCGGCTTCATCTCCCCGCCGATATTCCACTGATAGGCTGTCGCAATCGCTGTGAAGGTCAACTGGTACGTGCGGACATCCACGTCGCTCGATTTCGAAGCGGCTTCCTCCGCACCAGCGCTAAACGTGCCTTTCAAGTACCAGTAATACCGGTAATCGTTTCTGCCCATGTTGAACCGGAACCCAATGGCCACATCCGGCGGGTTCGGGAGGCCGCTATCGTACACCCGCCCTGTCGCTTCGTCGTACGCCTTCCCGAGCAGTTTCGCAGCGAGCGCCGCCGGTACGTTGGATACCGTAATGTTCAGCGTGGTAATGCCTTCAGTCACGTAGTTGTTGCCCGGCTGGTTGTCGTAGTATGTCGTGTTGGTGTTCGTTTCCGGCTCGCCCGAGATTTCGGCGGAGGGCGCCAAATACTCTGGTGTCCCGGCAACATATCCCGTTTCATCGTCCTTGGAGACCAGCGCGTAATGCAGGCTGTCTACGCCAACGAATTCACCGTACTTCTTATCCATCGTGAAATCCCCTCATTTCTGCCGTCTTCGGCATCGTTAATCGGTGTAATAATAACGATAGTCGCATGTGTAACCGTAATGGCCGGTCTTCGCATCAAAAGGCAGGTCCCGGCCGCCAACACGCAGAAAGCCAGCCGCAAGCAAGGAGGATTTCAGCATGGTATCTGCCCCTTGCTTTACGGCCGGATCTTTGCTGTACACATTCACTTGAACGCGCGTGGTCTGGCTCGTCGGAAGGTTATCCGCAAAACTTCCGTTTGGACTATCGATAATCTGGTAGGTGAGGAACGTGTCCGGCAGACGGTCGTTCGGTGCGAAGGTACCATGCTCGCGGACCGGGTGCCCGAGTTGCAATAGGGTCGAATACACCGTCTCATATATGCTAATCAATCGGCATTCCCTCCCGCTTCAGCACTTCACGCTGGATCCGTTTTACCTTCGATTTATTGTTGTCGAAGGCGTTGCGAATCCCTGGGTCGGCGGGCTGCGTCGGCGTGCCGTACTCCACGAACACCGCATGCCAAGCCCCGGGAGACTTTTCGTCGTTGATTCCAACGGTGACGCTGATTTCATTTCCGCTTTGCTGCGGCTCCGTCAAGTCCGCACCGGCCAGCATGACACCGGTTCGCCGATGTTTCTCCGCCCAAGCAGCAATGTCGTCGTAAATGGGCTGTGCACTCTCATGGATGGCCGTCTTTACCGCCTCATCCACGTTCCGTCCGGCGGCCGCGATCCTGGCCAAAGCCTCTTCAAGGCCGGCCACCTCAAGCCGGACCGTGCGCCTGCTCGTGTACGACTTGCCTTTCCCCATTTAGGTGTTCACCGCCCGCTTGACCTTGACGATCAGCCACATATTTCGCATTTCCACATTCTCTGGTGGTCCGATGACGTCGTAAGCGAGGTTTGGATCTTCGTTCAGCAGCAAGCGGTCTTGCTGCCCCAAGTCCGGACGGTACCACATCGTAACTTCAGTCGTGTCCTCCACAACGAGCGTGCCGGAGGAGGTACTTTCTGTGCCTCCTCGGCTCTTCCAGTTGCAAAAATCGAGCGCCGGTTCCGCATCCACATACGATACGACCGGCGCTCCGTTAACCAATGTTTGCACTCGCCGCTGCACGCGAATCGGCGTGGAGAATTGCTGTGCTGAAGGCCGCCACATTAGCCCTCATCCCCCGGTTTCGGTAAGCTGCGGCAAGCGAGCTGGGTGACCAGCGTGTAAAACACTCGTGAGAATTCGATACTTCCGCCCGTCAGACTCCAAATATCCGTCACTCCGACCACGATCGCCCCAACTGCAGCTGGGTCATTCAGCATCTCATCCGACACGCCCGCACCTTTGATAAAGGATTTGACCGTCTGCAACTTTTGGGTGATCGTGGCATCGAACACCGTGCTTGCAAGCGGAATATTTAATCCCGCTTTACATGCGTTCAGCAGTGCATCGTCGTTCATTTGTCGGCACCCGGGAGATCCGCAGGCGGAGGATCATCCGCTTTGACTTTTGCTTCTGCGTCCGTCGGAGGGCTGAAGTCCGAATTCTCACCGGTACCCTTAGGCTGGCTGCCTTCCGGGGATTCCTGCTCCGCAGTTGTCACTTCCGGGTCAACCAAATAAGGGACCAGGACGATTCTCACTCCACTTTTTTCTTGCTCATAGCGGAGTCGCTCGGAGAGCATTCGGTGCTCTTCCTCCGAAAGCGGAATCTTCGCTTTCCAAACGAGGACCTGTTCACCCTGCTTGTTTTGGAGTGACACGTCCTCCAGCTGTTTTGCTCTGCGATTCATTCCCGCACCTCTTCTCAGCTACTGCGTGTATTACACGGCAGCGCCTTTCTTGATAATGACGACACCGTTCGGGTCGATCAGCTTTCCGTCTGCAATCAGGATCGCCTTGTCGACCCACTCGTTCGTGTCGTGGTCGAAGTAACGGAACATGGTCATCTGCATGTTCGAATTGAACCCATAGTTGCTCAAGTTGCAATAGACTGCGACCACGTCGCCAGTGGCGGCGTCGGCGAACGGCGGAAGTACGTCATCCTCGACTTGAATGACCGTTTTTCCGGCGAAGCGCTCCTGCGGTCCATCCGTGATACCGTAGTTGACCCGACCGATTGGCTGACCGTTCGCATCGACCATGCCATTGATGTAACCTTCGAACGTGCCGGAGGCCATGAGGAACGTCGCGCCGGCTTTGTACGCAAGCGGCATCTTAGCGAGCACTTTTTTCGCCCATTGCTCCCAATCTGCGAACTCCGTGGGCGTCATCGTGACAACCTGGGCGGCCGGAACGCGCGGGTCGACCGTGATGCCAAGCGGTTTGCCGGTGCCATCGCCTTTGACCACGGCCAAGTCGATCGCACGGACCATTGCCTCGACAATGAGATCCGTGATGGTCGTCTCGAACCCCTCGAGTGTGACCGTATCCGCGAGCAGCGAGATCGACACTTTGCATTCGAGCCCATAGTAACTGAAGGAAACTTTCGTATTTGCCTGAATTTTCTGTTTGTCGGACGGCGTTGTTTCGCCGATCCATGTTGCAACTGGCTTCAACGACAAGATCGGAATGTCAACGCCGCCGCGGACGTTCAGCTTACGAACACGGCTGAATACCTGACCGTATACGGTGAGCTTCTTGATCACTTCATTCAGAATCGTCGTCGGAACGACCGCCGTGACGTCCGAGACCTGCGTCATCGCGTTCGCGCGGAATTCAGCCATCGCGCTCCGCAGCTCCGGCTTCATTTCGCCGGTCTTTGCAAAATGCATGAACGCGGAACGGTACTCGAGCGATGCGAATTTGTCTTCCGGCTCCGCCTGGCGCTGATGAGGTTGCCCGCCGAGACCGAAAGATGCAGACGCTACCGGCGGCAATCCATGCGCACCGGGAACCGGCTGCTGACCGCGCCCTTCGGCCGGCGGTGTAGCCCCACCTGCAGGTACATCGTCCGGAAGCTTCTCGATTTCAGAGCGGAGCTCCACGATTTCAGCATTCAATGCATCCAATTCGCCGTTGATGCTGCGCAGTTCTTCGACCGTCGTTGCCGAGTTAGCCCTTCCGACCAGTTCTCTCTTTCGCTCTTCTTTCTTTGCAAGGAGCTTTTTCAGGAATTCTTTCATGGATCATCAGCCTTTCGCTAAGATTTGACTGCGCAAGCGCAGGATTTCAAGCTCGTTTTTCGAACTCCCCAGTTCGGACCGCGCACTCTCCAGTGCGATGCGGGCACTTTCCAGCGCCTGCTCGTCACGAGCGTTTATATCAGTCCCGGTGTAGGCCGGGAAGGATACCGCAGAAACTTCAATGACCCTTGCAATGTCCGTGATCCGTCGAAGGGGCAAGTCGCTGTCCAGATTCTCCCACTTTGCATCCCGGATGATAAAAATAAAGGACATCCCATTGATGTCCTGACGAGCGACGGACGAATGAAGCGCCCGAGCCTCGCTATTGTTTTCAATATCAAGCAGCCCTTTCACAAATAACCCTTTCTCATCTACGGAGAGTTGCAGTGTGGAGTTGGCGTTATTGTTTCGGCTTCGTGCCAGCGGAATATTTTTCAGGTTGTGATTGACCGTGAGCACAACGTCGCGAAAATCGGTGTTCGCAAACGCGGACCGCTCGATGACTTCTTCAAACCACCCGCCGATGTTCGTTTTTTGATCAAACACGGCCGCGTGTCCTTGGATCACACCGCCTTCACTCTCAGCACGAAGATCGGGAAAGGCGAACGACCGTTTTTCCCGGGACATTAGATTCGGGATATTATTTTTCATCTTCCTTCACCGCCTTTGTTGATTTTGTCTGTAGTTGGTACTGATTGACCAGCTTCACGTCGATGTAGTTCAGCGACTGCGTCCGCCGATCGCCGCCTTCCACAGGCGGATATCCGAGCAAGGCAAGTTTTTGGTTGTCCGAAAGCAACCCTTGCTCTCCGGCCGTCTTCAGCAGATTCAGCTTTGCGTTCGTGCTCATGTAGTTCATGTCGCGCTGGTAGAAAACAATCTCATTCCCAACATCCAGCTCCCGCTCCGTAAACAGCGTCTTTGAGAACGCCTGCCCGAAGCGGATGACAAGCGGCTCTAACGTCTTTTCGTAGAACGCTTGGTACTGGTCGTCGTTGAATTCGCCCGTCAAGATCGGCAGCGGCACGCCAAACCAGTGCAGGATGGTCCCTTGCAAGAACGCGAGCGTATCCTTGTCGATGAATTTCACAGCACTCTTGTCGATCGGGACGTACTCGCCTTTAAGGTCTACGGGAAGGATGCCGCTCTCACCGGAGGCGACCAGCTTCTCGAACCGCTCCCGCTCCGCACGCTGGCTGGCATCGTCCGTTAAGGTGTTCAGCTTCAAGACCGCTTGGATGGACGCGTTGATTTTGACGGCCCGATCCAGCCCCTGCATGATCGAGTGGTTAATCTGTAGCGATTTCAGCAGCGCCGAATTATCAGGCTGTCCGTCGGCGCCGCCGCCCATCAGCTCGTTGATCGAGTACTTCTTTCGAAGATGAACGACGTCAGCGTAAGGGAACGTAAAGCTTTCCCCCGACCCGAAATGGAAGCGAATGAGGAGCAGCCCGTTCGGATCCTGAAGAAACTCAACCCGGCTTGGGTTAATTGGATAAAACGCGCGATACGTTCGACGTTCGACGCCGGAAGAGGCGTCGACATCGAAGATCGGAATCACGAATGCGTTATAATTCATCATAAGCAGCCAGGTCGTTTTCTCCAAAAATTCGCTGACGCTCATCAGCGGATTCGGGGCAAACCGAAACAGACGATTGATGTTCCCTCGCGGCTGTTCCTGCAGCCCCGATGGTGTCGTCCGAATATGCCGAGGCAGCAGCTTGCTCATCTCCGTTGCGATGACGTCTATGCACTCCTGCACGATGTCCGACGCGTAGATGTTCTGGCCGAACTGGCTGAAAATCGGCAGCGCGCCGTTCATCATTCGGATGTACTTTGCCTCGCGCCTTCCGGCCGCCAGCCGGCGGAAGAGATCCAGTAAGGCCATGGTCACGCTCCTCTCTTTGACAGCTCGATAAATTCGCTTCGGTTATCCATGTACACCCGGTAGCAAAAGATCATTGTCACCGCGCCGTCGATCTTCTTATCTTCCTTGCCTTGGATTTTTACCGGCATCTGCTCGAGCTTGTTGTTGACCGCGATCGATGTATTCTCCAGGCACCAGCGATCCAAGGAATCGTTGTTGTAGACGAGCAGCTTGCTTCGGAGATCCGCCTCGACGAGCTTCATCGGCTCGCTCATTGGTGCCCAATCCTGCTTGACCTGGACCATATCAAAGCCGGTATCCTCCATCTCCTTGACCCAATACACCGCAGACCATTTGTCGTACCCGACCTTGTACACCTTGATCCCGTGGTCCTTGACCATTCGGACGAACCAGGCGGTGACAAGCCGGAAGTCGTTTTCGTTTCCTTCGCTGACGGTGATCCGACCTTGCCGGATCCACTCCTGGAATCGAGGGAGATCATCTCGAGGGAGTTGCGATAGTTTCGCTTCCGGTATGAAGTAATGCGAATGCGTGTACTTCTTTCCGTTGCGCAGGAACAGCAGACGTACACACGCAAGGTCCCCCGACTTGGATAAGTCCACACCGCCGATTGCGAACCGCCCTCGGAAGTCTTCCAAATCGAACGTCTCGCTGTTGGTGATCTCCTCGGCGAGCAACCAAGCTGCTGCATTGTTTTGCTTAATGTTGAAATCTTTCGCCAACATAAAAACCCGCTCGGCCTTGTCTCGCTGGGCCTTGCGGATTTGGTCTTTTAGATATTTCACTTTTTTGATTGTTCCGAGGCTCGGGTTTGACTTTTGCCAACTGCGCTCGTCCTGCCAGACCTCCTGCTCGCTGTCCTGCGTGTAAAGCCATGGCAGCAGCGTGTCGTCCTCTTCCTCTTTCGCCAGCACCGCGCGAGCGTATCGAAGTTCTTGATCGAGGTAGCCATCGTTGATGAACCCCTCGGTTGTAATATTAATGAACCACGGCTCGTCTTTCGTGGATTGGGACTGGTCGATCGACTTCGCGATGACGTTGTCCTTCATCTCGTGCGACTCGTCGAGAATGGCGCCGTCGATATTGCGCCCTTCCTTATTACGAGTTTTGTCCGATATTTTAAAGATCCTGCTCTTGTTCTTTAGATTGAAAATCCCGCGCAGGTTCTTATGAGTTCGTTTCCCTTTCGGGTCGAATTGCTCGCGCATGTTGTTGATTTCGCTGAAGATGATCTCGGCCTGTTGGTCATCGTTCGACGAACAGACAATATCGTTGCCACCCTTCCCCACCATGAGCTCCGTTAAGCAGAGCCCAGCGCAGAGTGTCGACTTGCCGTTCTTCCGCGCGATCAGGAGAATGGCCTTCTTAAAACGCCGAAGCTGTTTCTTCGGCGGGTCCTCACCGTAATAGTTCCGGTAGCCTTCATCGGACCACTTGAACGAATAGAAGACCTCGATGAAAGCTTTCTCCCAAAGCTCGAGCACGAATGGCCGACCATAGAAGGGGCTTTTCGTATGCCGGCAGAAGTTCTCAATGAACTCAATTCGGAATTCAGCGTCTCGTGTATCGTACACATAAGCAGGGTTTTCCAGATCGGCGATTAGGTTCTCTAGCAGCTGGTATAGCTCCCGGCCGACCACAATCTCGCCTCGATCAATGGCCTGTTTATACTGCAGCAGATAGTTATTCGGTTTGACCAGTACGTTCGCGTAGGAATTTATCAAACTCATCATCATCCTCAAGCGCGTTCTTCATCAGCACGCCGTTCAGCGTTTTAACGACGACCGCGTAGGAATTGACGTTTTTCAGGTATTGCTTCGCCGCCTCTGTCGTCCGTTGAAGTCGCGGATTCTCAGGATGGAATTCCACCATCCCTGTTTTCGAAAGGCGGGTACGCAATTCGTAATTTTCGGCTTTCAGAAAGGCCGCGTCCTGGAGGAGTCCGTCGACCATGTCCGCCTTCTCCCGGTCCACTTTTTGAAAGATCTCCCGGAGCCTCGCCAGTTCTTTGTCAAAAACCTGATTTTTGTCCGGAATTTTTACCACCTCCCCGGATTTCAATTTTTTCGGTCCGTGCAAAAAAAGGGTCCCCTCTGCGGTTACCCCTGCCGATGAATTGGTTATGATCTGGGGGGGCTCAATAAAAAAAGTCGCCTTTTGGGGCGACCTTTTCACAACGTGCTTTTATGGAAGGCGGAATCCTGTATACTTGCCTTGCAACAACTCGATTAGCTCTGCCTTTTCACTTGCAGTTAATCCATTACCTTGCCTTAACCAATCTTTTACAAGCTTCAACATCCCGTTGTTTGTTAATCCCAACTTAGTAGCCGGATTTATTTCCAACCCGATATCCACTTTTCCATTAGGCGAGATCACATACCATGGAGATTCTGCAGAGTTGTATTGACTTAAATCTTCCTTGTACCAAGACATAATAGGTCCCCTCCCTATCACTTATATTTCGACGGAAGGTTAATATTTCCTGCCTTACTCCCCGTATTGTTCGAACCATCTGTCAATATATTCCCGCCACTCATCTTTCCGATACCGACGTACCCCGTCTGCTTCCAATCGTTGAAGGCATTCCTCCTTACTTGCCCGGCAGTAAACCAACTCGGCTCCTAGTTCACTTGCTACACGCTCACGCTTGAACCGATCCGCATACCCGCCAATTATCCAAGCATTACCCCATTTCCCTCTACGCGTCTTGATATTGTCAAGTAACAGGTTGTGGATCCCGATTACGTTGCTAAATAGATTGTCGGGCTTATCGTATGAGGGTTGCATCGATACGGCTTCAAACAACCGATCCATGTCGACTACGAGATCACCCCGCACCATTTGTTCCCTTACATATTCCTGCTTTCCGGCCAACGGAGGACCGTAAACCAAATAAACGACACGACCGCGTTTAGCGCCGAACCGGTTGTGGATGGTATTATGGCAACGATGGCACACAATTTTGACCAACTTAGGGTTTAGTGAAATGGCATGATCATGCACATTTTCGGGCGTCAGCTCAGCCTCATGATGTCCGATCAATTCCCGAGCGTGGGCAACCATTTCCCCACACGTTTGGCACCGCGGGCCACGTTCGGCGATTAAAGCAAGGCGAAATGCCCGCCACTCTTTTGATGCATAGAAGGTCTGAAGAACGCTAACCCTTGCCACTTTACCACCCTTTCTCCTTGGCTTGTTGAAGGACGACCTTCAGTTGCTCAATCCGAACCCGTTGCTCTTCCCGAACTTCATCCGGCGGAAGCGTACGAAGCATATCCTCATATTGCTTGATCTTGTAAGCCAATGACCGCATGGCAGCGGCTTGCGACGTTAATGCCTTAGCTTGCTTGTCGGCAGCCGTATGGATGTCGTATTCTTCTTCGACGTAGGCTTCATACGTCTCAATCCGCTGATCTTCACCTTTTCCAACCTTTACCGTGTCCATTTGGCGCTTTGTTTTCTTTAAAATACGGGTATCGTCGTTCTCATCCCTTACGAACATGATCTTCTGAGCTCGGACGATATTGGTGAATGCGATCCGGATCTCCTCGTACAGAATGTCCAGCCTGCTCATTTCCGCCGTCGCATCGTAAATTTCCCTCGTTTCTTCATCATCCGGTAAAAACTTGCGAAACAGCCCATGTTTCACGGCCTTGGAGTTTCCCGATGGTCCGCCTGGACCTCCTTTATTGCCGACCGCATTTTTGTTGCGGTGCGGCGCTCCCGGTCCTTTCCGTTCTGGAATGTCGTCCCATCGATCGATACATTTCCACTTACGAACCAATGAAGCGCTGACGCCAATGTCCTCAGCAATGTCCTTCAGCTTCTTCTTTCGCCCGCTTTTCAACCATATTTTTAAAGCCCGAAATCTTTCCGGACTACTCTCTCGAGACAAGGCAAACACCCCACCTCCGGCCTAATTGAGTTGGTTTTCACGCTTTTCGCTAAAGCGTTAATGCATAAAAGGAATTTCCGGGTGCTGCCGATCCTTCAAGTCGATTTCATTTTCATCCCGATTCCCCCTAAAAACGCCCTTTAAATTCCGCATAACATATATTCTAGGTAATTCGTCATTCGGATGGTTTTGTTGATTCCTCATGGCCTCTCGGCTCCACCTCAAAATCGAATTCCCCTGTTCCCCATTTAAGGGAATTGCTACAGTGAAAAGTCGTCTAAGGCATCGTCCAGCGTATCTTGAATGATGCCAATGTAGCGTAAAGTCACCTTCTGCTCGGTGTGGTTGAACAGTTCCATTAGTAACGCTATATCCTTTGTTTTCAGGTAAAAATGGTACCCGAACGTCTTCCTTAATGAATGCGTTCCGATATCCGGTATTCCGAACCGTTGACCAACTCGACTAAGTATTTTGTATGCCTGGCTGCTGGTGATCGGCTCGTCCTTTTTCCCGGTATGGTGTTTCTTATTGCGGCTCTTGAATAAGTATTCGTAGCTCCGCTTCCCTGCGATGTACTCGTCCAGTTCAGATCGAAGCGTTTTGTTGATTTTGATCCGCTTACGCTTACCTGTCTTTTTCTCAATGATGTCCAAGTGGGTTCCCCGAACATCGGCTACCCTAAGTGGGAGAATATCTGAAATTCGTAAGCCGACATTGATGCCAACGGTGAACAAAATGAAGTCGCGCTCATTCGTTGACTTCAAGTAGCTCTTGATGTCTTCAATCGTTCGTGGATCTCGAATCGGTTGAACGAAATTCACAGCGGTTCACCCCGTTTTTCCACGACGCTCTTTTCGATTTCTCGGTTCTCCAGCAAAAGGTTCCTGATGAAACGGGTCAGTGCAGCGCCCTTTTGTAACGTTAACAAGCCACCTTAACACCTTCCCCATGTTCATCTTCCTTTCGTTAGATGTTGCCGGCAGTTACTGCGGCCGCCGGCATGCCGTCCCGAGCCCACACCTTATACCGCCTGGGATCAGCGGCCAATAAGGAGGCGCGCCGCTTCTGCACGGGAAACGGCGCCTTTTCTTCAGGTGGAGCATATCGAATAAATGGGACGCTCCCCTAAGAGGACGTTTCCATGGATAGTCCGCGGTATTTTGCACACCGTTGAAACGGGCAGTATTGTTTCGTCCCGGTCCATGTCCCCCATATGCAGCCGGTGCAATGAATCGGCTGCTTCGGAACCGGCTTTTCAACCATCTTCAATATTCCGAGCTTCATGAGATCACATCCGATCCCCAAAATGAAAAGAGGCCAGCGCGGAAACGCTGACCCCAAACTTCTACGCCGGCGCACTCATTGCGCAGGCACTTCCGGCAGCTCGCCCCCCTTCCCTACGTATGCTTGGACACAATACATAGTAATGGACCTCCCGCCGGCCACTGCGATAAGCAGCGGAAACTGTTCACCAACAGCTTGATGGACACTTTCCGGTGGATATCGAGAATAAATTTGGGGCATCTAACCCCTCCTCACACCGCACCCTTGACGACAAGCGTCTAAGGTTCAAAAACCCACAGCACGGCCGAGTGCCTACAGCGATAAGGGGCAGTAGACATTACCCTAGAGCGGTGATATGCTCTATGCGTCCACTGTACCCCTGTTTCGCTGTCATCCGGCTTCCTCTTTGCCGTCATTCTGCTTTCCGTTTACTGTCATCTTCTACTTCGAACACTCCGCAAAAAACAAGCGTATTTGCAATCGATGCGAGTCCTTCTGTTATTCTTCGGCCCACCGTACTCTCACTCATTCCCCTCGATGTAAAGTACTGGATTGTTGTCTTATGGCTGTTCCCTTGGATGTATCGAAATTCGATCACTCGGCGGACTTCCTCATCGAGGATAATGCCCACCGCGCGCTCAGCATCCCGGATAATCGCCTTTTGTTTCTCTGAGGCCGCATGCGGGAAGGTTTCGATGACCTTCTTCGCCTTCCGGTAGCTTTCCATGTACCTTTTCGTCTTCTCGATCTGCTCGTCCGAAGCCACTGGAAAGAAACTTAGTAGTTCCGAGTTCCCCATTCCCCTTTTTACCTCCCCTGTGGTAAAATTATGGGGATGGAACGTCTGTTCTACATACCCCGCGCCTCTGCCAGGAGTCGAGCGGGGTGTTTCTTTTCAAGGAGTTGCAGCTGATGATCCTTACAACCGACCAACAGTTTGCTGAAGCAATGCGCCACAGCCGGCGAGTCTCCGTTTATTCCATCGATGACGGTGGACTGGTCCTCGAAGCGCGTGGCATCATCATCAGTTTCGATAAAGGCACGATTTCGATCCTTGATGAAGTTTGCGGCGTCTTCAACTTCATTCGTGAGAACATTGAGGTGCGATTGGTTCCGAAAGCTCGGCGGCTTTAGTAGCCGATGCTTCCTCGCCGGAATTCCATGCTAATTGATAACCTTCCTCGCTTGCATCTGGGAGAACTTCCTCGATTAATTTCAATGATTTCACCCACCTCTTATCACCAAAGTGGATTTAAGCCCATAAAATGTATAAAAGTAAATCGACCCTATTGATGGTGATTTCATGCGGATCGATACAAGTTCCTCTAGGCCTAAGATCGTAATCGTATCCTTGTGCCTTTTAAGTTTTTTATTATCTGGATTCTTCACGTTTTTGGTCTAAAACGTCCCCTCGCCACTTTAGTGGCGAGGGATTTATTTTCTTGTCCTGTTTTCAGGATGTATTCCCGTATTCAGCCTGCTCGAACTTAATAGTCGTAAAACCGAATTCTGGATTCCACCACTTGGCGTCACACTTAACCCCCGTTGGTGCTCACGACAACGTATAAATTATTTAAGCACGCGGGAAAATAATCCCACCTTCTGAGATTGGTGGTCTGTCAAATTGGAGAATCACGAAGCAATAGATATGACTGAACGTCAAATCGAACAAATGATGCAGGTAAAAATCGAACAATGGTTTGATTTCGTACTCTTCTCTCCCTTATGGTGGCTGGGGGTCATATTATCTGTTGTCCCTTGGTTCCTATGGTTTCTTTTCCGAAACAAACAAAGTACTGACCGTCTCCTATATGCTGGATTGTTTGTTATGACAGTTTCGCTTGTATTTGATGTAACAGGGGACCAATTAGGGTTATGGAACTACCGTTACAATGTAGTTCCTTTCCTCCCGACATATCTGCCTTGGGATTTAACATTAGTCCCACTCGCTATCCTTTTGTTACTTCAGGTCAAACCACAAGCTAACCCGTACCTGAAAGCAATATTATTTGCATTGCTTACATCGTACGTAGGCGAGCCGATTTTTACCTTTTTATCGATTTATGATCCCGTAAATTGGCGTTTAACATTTTCGGTCCCTATCTACTTTCTGATTTATCTAGGAGCTCATTTTCTAACAAGAAGGGATTCGTTTCGTAAGCTCGCATGAGCTTTAAGTATTTCTGTATTCACTCAACGTTCCTTGCTTCTATGCGGTAATGCTCGTATTTTTCGTTCCAAAGATTCAGCAGTTGGCGCAGGTTCTCTCTTCCATCGTCGCAGGTTCCGACGTAAAGCGATGGGACCCATCCGCCCCATGTGTCGTTTACATCGTCTTCTTCGCCGGGAGCGATCTTCTCCCGGCATTCAGCACAGAAGCTATTATTGTCGATTCCTAGATAATGAACGACTTCGAACGGCTTGAATGGTCTATAACAATTCCCGCAATCATCGCGCCCAGCAATTCTCCTAATCATCGTTGGTTCCTCCCATGTATTTCTGTATTCATTTTGTTACACCAACTGCAGTTCCAGCTGATGTTGCCCGCCATATGGGACGTTTTTGCACAGCTCCGGCAGGTTCGCACGGACCAAGTGCTCAGCAAACGGTGGTGGGACCGAGTTCCCGCAGCGCGCGACCTGCGCCGACTTGGGGTAATGCTTTCCGTCCGCGTCCCGATCGATGATGTACTCTTTCGGAAAGCCCTGTGCCGCAAAGAGCTCGTGCGGTTCAAGCATCCGCATACCGATATCGACGATCGCGTAATCTTGGCCGTGCACTGTGACAAGTCCGAAACGATCCTTCGTCGGGATCGTGTGCAGCGGCTCCGTAAGTTGCTGCCCCTCGCCGGTACCGTAATATTTCATCAGGAACGCCCTTACCTCGCCGAAGTGCTGGCCGCCTGCCGTGATGGTCTGCAATGGATCCGCGACTGACTGTCCGATGTTCGTGCCTTTCATCTTGACGAGGTGGCTCGTGACGAGTCCGTATCGGTTCGAAGTGTCGAGCGTCAAGATCGGTCTGTCGAGCGTCTGTCCGCGCGCGTCGTGCCCTGCAGTCTCGCTGTGATACTGTGCGAGGAAAGCGGCGACAACTCCCATAGCATGTGCGGCGCCCGCCGGCCGCGCACTCCCTGCCCCCGATGTAATCGTGTGGAGCGGTTCCTCGATCGGGTGACCCGTGGCTCCGCCTCTGAATTTCGTGATGTGCGGCGTAACCAGCAGGTGCTCAGCCTTCGTCGTGATCGTCGTCAGCGGGTGGTCAATCGGGTACTGCAGTCGATCTCCCCCGAACCCGGTCTGCCCGATCCGTGCAATGAACGGCCTAGGGTTGTTGACGACGAATTTCATAATGCCCCGGGCAATACGTCGCTTCGTATTCTCCGCCAGCGGCCGTCTCCTCTCGAAAATACTCGGACATTCAATCGACCAATCGATGATCTCCGACGCCGGTACCCAAGGCTT